TATGCGGCGAAGAGTACAACTAAAAATGTAATAATTAAGAACGACATTTAATTTTGTGCGCGACTTAATTCAGTTCGAAACCACGACGCATAGTATCGGGTTGAATTGTGGATTGATTCCATGGACCAACTGCAACTTGTGGAATCACTGGGTCAGGACGCAGTTGTAGATTTGGGTTTCTGTTTGATGAACCTTGGGTACGTATGCCTAAATGTGAACCAGCCGCTGAAAGACTTACACCAGCAAGGTCACCTGATGTACCAGGGTTCATTTGCGCCCATAGGGTATTATTGTCTTTTGGGAGTAATTCACTCGGTGTTAGTTGTTTACGTGGGAAGCAACCATTTGGCTGCTGATTACCTGAATCACCGGTTGGGTTAATTGTTTCGTCGAACTTAGCAACAGATGAATATTTATCTGCTGCATCACCATCATCATCAAGATATCCAATAGGTTCAGCTGGTGCAGCTACACCAGTTGGAACATCTGTAAAACCCTCAGGAATACGTGATGGAAGGACTTTCATAGGTCCGCGAATCATACCACCAAGAGTAGGGTCTAACATGTAAACAATTGCACCAACAATTAATACAGCTACTGCACTCAAATATGTTGATTTAGTAGACATCATATTACAAGTATATCTTATTATTTGGTAACAATCGAAATTATATGGTTTCGCAGTCATTGCCATCGTCACTATTCATTTCATCTTCATCAGACGAACTATCTGTATCATGTTGATAACTTTCATAATAATCATATTCTTCTTGTTTTGCTCTTAATTTTTCCATTAAATTTCGTATGTCAGCTCGAATTATATCTCCTTTACGCTTGCGTCGTTCGTCATTTGCATCGCGATTGAGTTTAATAATTTTAGTATCGGTTGTCTCGGCAAAATCAGTAACAACTTCAAGTGCATTATCTTCGTCTTGTGCGATCTCGATTTTGTCCGCCGGTGGCGAAGTTTCTTCACTTATTGCGATTTTTTCAATCAAATCATATATTTGTTCAGCACCCCACACAACATAAAATGTTGTTGGAGTCAATACTACATGGTCAAGAACAAATCTAACTGATACTTCGCATCCATTGTATTTACTCAAATCATACGCAGAACCGATGTTAAACGCTTCATATGGATACATTTCATATCCCCATGTAGGAAACTCTGTTGGTGCATCGATCCATTTGTTGGTAACTTGTTGGAACCGTTGTTGTACTGATGCTTCAGTCATTTGCTTCGTAAACCAGCGAGATGAATTTGTAACTAATTCACCAATACATAAATTACGAAGTTTATTCATTTCATCTTGAGTTTGCTTGGAAATATACCATTTGTTATAATAAAATGCTTCGCTAACAATTCCAATCTCTTGGCGTGGTGTTGATATATATTTTCCAGTCTCAAGTTTCTTTGGCGTTTGCAAATGCATTATTGTTCATGACATCCGAAAAACTGTTGCGGAATTGCAACACATTAAAGAAACACTATTATCAAGCAAAATGATAAAAGCTGCTATTTTGAATGCAGTTTTCCAAAAATCAATCGATTTTTTTCAAGAACCAGATAACATCACAAAACTTGATACATACATTATTGGCCCATTAATCAATCATCTGTTTCAGAAAATTTTTCCGTACTTAGTTCTTACAGGTGTTATATTTTTACTACTTATAGTTATGATGCTAATGATTTTAGGTATATTGTTATTGCATACCAGAGGTGGCGGTGTCGTCTAAAAATTGATACGAAAAAGTCGCTTAATATTTAGTAAATATAAATGGCATCAACATTCGCAACACATATAAATACATGGGTTCGGCTTGAATCTGAAATACATGCACTAATGGAGAAAATAGCAGTATTGCGTAAAGAGCGCGAAACTGAAGCTGCCACAATTATTGAAGCAGTGCGCGCTCGCGGGCTTTCAAAAGCTGTTCTGAAACTAAAAACATGTTCCGTTCATATGTCAACAAATAATGTTGGACAAACTCTTTCATATGGTATGTTAGAAGGATTATTACGTGATTACTTTGCATCTATGCGGCAACCAGACCAAACTGTTGCGATTATTAAATATATTAAAACACATAGAACCCATAAAATAACGTCAAGACTTGATTTGCATCATCAAGATGCTTCTGTTAGTATGAGCGAGAAGCCTTCGCCTGAAGCCACGTGATTGGCTCATGATCCGTTGTAATGACACCTCCACGACGACCAATTTCCTTAACAAGTTCAGTTGCATAATCTTCGATTTTTGTTGTGTCTGATTGCGCAATGTGTGAAACTTTCATAACTGGTTCTAATTTTATATTTTGCCACGACATACCTGCCGCCGTTCGTTTCACTATATATCCAAGCGATCTACAAATGGGGGTAAATTCGTTTTGACCAAAAGAACGTAAAATGTTTTCACCATTTATGGTTTGTATGTACGTTACGAATGATTTCCATAGTTCACGAGATTGTATAGTTGCACCAGCGACATTTTTCTCAATGCAATCCGCGAAAAACTGCTTAACTAATTCGGTTTGTAGAGTATCGCGTATAGCCGCATCTGGTACAAGTGTATGAACAAAATACAATGAACGTACATATTCAGATTCAGATTCAAGTAGGGATGATGCATCAATAAGTTTGATTAGCGAAATATCAACCACACATTTTGGATTTGTGTTGCTTTCGAAATAATGCGCAATTACAGTGTTAAAAATATCACGATTGCGACCAGTTCTCAGTGACTCAAACCTACCAAATATTGTTTTGGTTAAATGTGTATTTAACAACTTGTTAAACACTTCATAAATGCATCCAATTGGAAGCGAGTTATCAGATTTCTTCATATAGTTTTTAGCAAAATATTCAACAACACATGTAAACAGTTCATCGAACTTCTGTGATTCTGGGTTAGTTATAGCAGATGAATACTTGGCAAGCATTTCATGTTCATATTTTGTAGAATTTGTTTGCGCGAAGTTAGCAGATAACGTATATTCATAACCTTCTTCTGCAAAATTATTACAATCGTCCAGCAATTCAGCCAGTTTGAAAAATTGCGCCTGGATCTCAGTCAACGTTTTTTTAGCAGTTGTGCTAAAAAACGCCAAATATGTTGATAATAAATTGTTAATTTCTGGTGTATTGCGAAATTTATATGATGTACACAGCACAACCTCTGGGATAATATTTACTAATTTTTTGTCACGTAGCGATTCAATCCAAAGCTTATCATCAATGCGGATTTTTATATCATTCGTAAAACATGAACGCGTAAGAATGATTCGTGTATAACTGTCTGATAGTTTGTATTGATGTTCTTCATGTGTTGCAACTTCAGCAAAAAGATCGCCACTGCCACCTTCAAATAATGTAACTTCGATTGGACGAGGCCTTGATGTATAAAATGATTCAGACGTATAAAATTTATCCAACATTGTTTCAGATTCTTCATCATCATGTAGTGCACCTGCTGCATGCGGCGCATCTGCAAGTCGCATTGTAAATTCACATATTGGTGGTGCATGATATTCATCAAAACTTGCTTCGGTTTTGTGATATTTTTCTTTTAGTTTTGCAATTTTCTGGCTTGATTCAATCAATGTTTGAATATTTGCAGAAATGTCTGTAATAATATCGTCAATGTTTGAATTGACGAATTCATAGTATACACTTGATGAAATGTTTTTATTCCATGGTTTGTATTCTTTGAATATACAACCAAATTCACTGGCAATTTTTCCATAAATACTATTCTCCATTTCAATTGTTTGTATTTTTATCGCATCAACACCAACAAGTTCTTTATAGTATGATACCATAAAATCGGTATCATCCATGTCAGTATACATTAGGCGCATCAAAATACGTGCGAATGTGGTTGGTGTAGTCTTATCAGAATCAAAACCAAGTGCGATTATGTAGAGATACATGTACCTTAAAGTGTTACGGGTACCTCGGTGCAAAATACCATAAAATAAACGCACCGGAAGACAGGTAAGGCTACATTGAAAAAATGAAACACAAAAGCATCTACATTTTTGCAAAAACAAGAAATGTCAAAATCAATTGATGCAATGTTGGACGAGTTTGACAAGGAAATCGTTGAACCTCGTTATAAAACTGAAGAATTATCAATCCTAACGTGTGAATATTGCAAAAATGATATATTGGAAGATACGGGAACAGAATACGTATGCGCATCATGTGGGACGATTAATTCTTCGAAAATCGATACGTCATGTGAAAAAACATTTTACGGTAATTCACGGTATGGTGATTCGACAAGATGTGGGATGCCAACAAATGCCTACATGCCCGAATCTTCTCTTGGTTCAACTATAAAATGTGCAGGTAAAGTCAGCTTGGAAATGCGTAAAATACGTCAACTACATAACTACAACAGTATACCATATGAAGAACGTTCGCTGTATAAAGTATTTGAACAACTAAATATGGTTGGCACGAAATATTCCATACAACAGGCAATCATTGACGAAGCTAAACATTTATATGTAAAAGCGTCGCAAAAATGCACCCGTCGCGGAAACAATCATATTTCGCAGATTGCAAATTGTTTATATTTGGCGATGAAAGAATACAAAATGGTTCGCTTACCAGGCGAAGTCGCGGAGATGTTTTCAATTACAAGCAAAAGCATGGCTGAAGGTCGAAAACATACACAAGAAATGCTTGAATTAACGGCTGAATCAACCAGTTATGGCGAATTTATTAACAGATATATAATGTCTCTTGAAGATGTTATACCAATGTCAAGACATGACGAAGTTATGGAATTGAGTAACAAAGTATGTACGGTTGCAGATACACTTGGAATTGTTGCCGCGAGTACAACACAAAGTTTAGCATCATCAGCGCTATTTTATATATGTAAAAAATTAGAATTATTAACATCAAGTGAACGTATTGTAGAACTATCTGGAGTATCTGCGGTTACTATACAAAAATGTTATAGAAACTTAATGAAATATGAATCGTATTTAGTGGAGCCGTGTTAACTAAAAACGACGTTTTCGCGTTTTACGAACATTATTGCGACGTTTTCGTGATGCACCGCCCGGCATCATCCATGGCATGCGTAGGGGCGGCGTTACGCCAATTTGTGGTCCTTGTGTTGTTGCGGCCATAACCTCTTTTCGCTGTTCTTCTGTTAATGTTACTTCAGCACTGACTTTGTTGACAATCCCGACAATACTGGCTTCATGCTTCGCAAAAACTTCATAATATGGTATAAATATCGTACGTAATTTTTTATATGCAGCTTCAACAGCGTTTGTTCCGATGTTTATCAATAGAGGATTTATTTTGAACATTCTACCACGTTCAGTTGATTGGTAAATAACTAACTGCGGTAAACCAAATGCACCATTAAACAACATTTGTGATGCTACTTTAGCGATTTGATTTTGCATTTTCGTTAGGGCTTCGTACTCTTCAACGTATGCTTTAGCTAATGCACCGTGGCCTGGTGCGGTTACATTAAAAACATTCGTAAGTTTCTTTGATGTTTCAGTTGTTACTGCGCTAATGTTTGGAACCGCAAATGCATCGCTTATTTTTTTCTTACTATACTGATATTCTATTTCATTACTTGATATTACAGTTTGGTTGTTGTTCCACACGATTTTGTTTTTAATTATATTGAATGTTCGTGTTAATTCTTTATCTTTTTGCAACTGATATGTGTCACCATACAAAATATCTACGAAATGATTCATCCATTTCACAGAAAATGTTAAGACTTCTTTCATACTTTTCATGTTAAATTCATATGCATGTTCCAACGGTAGTTTTACTTTATCAACTAACATAGCATCTTGTAAAGCATAAACAGGATTGGAGAAAATGATTTCTGTTGTTGATTTTACGCTTGCACCACCAGTATCATCTTTCTTCAATATTAGTTTAGAATCATCGTCACCAGATGTACGCTTCGCAAGTATTTTTTTCGCATTGTCAGAGAATAATTTAGTCATATGAATTGATTCTATTTCTGAATTATTATCATTGTGTGCACCACTACGTCCAAACCTCTTAGTAAGCAACGATAAATCGTCACCTTTCTTTTTCTTCTTTCCTTCATCGTCTTTTTCTTCTTCATAAAAGTCTGTACTACCATACCAATAATATGGCCCACTTTTCTTTCCATCTGTTTTATCTATTGGCCAAAACTTAATATTATATTTGTTCATCATGTCACGACCAACCTTTGGTTTTCCTTGTGATTCAATTTTAAATAAATTATACATTTTTTTGGTTGAACGTACTGTAAATCCAATATATCCATGTATAAAATCTACCCAATATTCGAATTCATTATCTTCATTAAATAGAAGCCGTGGGTCACTTGGCGTTGGAATATTAACTGGAAATGAAACAGATGCTGTAAGCATGTCAATTAATGCGTCTACATTGCGTGGATCGCTACGATTTACAAGAGGTAATAATATTTTACGGCCATTATCATCAAGCGGTGTAGCGAAAAATTTTCGTATCCTATCCTTAAAATCATTCATCGAATCAACTTTTTCTCCTAAACTAACCGTGCTTGCTTCTTTTGTTAGTGTAGCATCAAATCCTATTTCAGCTGTTTTTGAAATATGACATAGTGCAATATATACGAGTTGCAATATACGCATTATATAGAATCCGAATGATGTACAAATAGATTGTGATGAATCTGCGACTTTATACAATACTTTCTCAAGTTTATCGGATGATAAAGATTTATCAATAATACGCAGTTCAACCATATCCATTTCTGATTGTAGTTTGCTCGCAATCAATGTCACATATTTTTTACATATGGCTGGATCAGCTATATTACGCAAATCATTTGCATCAACCAACCCTAAAATATGTGAACCAATTAATTCTATTATATTCGCTGATTGTGGGGGTAATGTATATTTTCTGGCCAACAAACTATCTGTTGACATTGTATACGGGTTTGTTATTGTTAGTAACTATTAAATTTTTCAATACAATATCTTTAATGTTTGAGTTCTGTCTGGTATATAGTTGTAAATATGTGTCCAGCCAGTTGACGAATATTTCCATATTCCGTTTTCGTCGGATTCAACATATTCTCGCGGTGATATTAAATATTTCCACGGCGATAATTGTCGCATTTCTACTATAGGATTTCCAACTATTCCTAACACAATTCCAAAACTACCACTCAAAGATGTCATATGTGCATTCTGAACAATCCACGCACCAGTCGCAGTTTTATCTGCCCATATATCGGTACGTGTATATATGTTTGCATCAATTACAGTATATTCTGATGCAACCGCATCAATGGCTTCTTTATTTCTAATTTTTATGCCGTCGCCACTACATTCACAATACATATATATTGTTTGTTGTATTGCAGGTATTGGTGCAGGTTTCATTTCACGTTCGAAAAAATGCACTCGGCGACCAACTAATGATGTTGTGCGATCCATCCAACTTATCATGTAGTTTGCTAAACCAACACCTCTTACAGATGAATCAACACATAAGTAGTCAATCATACCAACGGTGGCGACAGTGGCGAATTTAGTATGAAGTGGACAGCTCGCAATTACTCCTATTACTTTTGCATCTTCGTCAATTAAATGCAATCCTATAACTCCGGGGGCGAACAGGCGCTCAATCAATGCATCAGCTGTAAATATATGTTTGTAATCACTTGAAATGTTGTAGTTTCGATTGAAAAAATTAACATATTCCGATATTTTTGCCAGTTCTAATGGTACAGGTTCATTTAATTGTGAGTGATATGGCGGATGTTGTGCTGCATCTTTGCGAATTATTCCGCTTTTGCACAAACCAATTTCTGTGCCAATATGGTGGTAAAAGTGTGGACCGGGAACGGTCGACCAAAACTTATGTTGAACTCGAAATATTCCCCACGAACTAAAACAAACTGTTATTCCTAAGATTATTAACCCTAAACATAGTTGAATAATCATTCATTTATGATTTATGATTTGTTTAATTATATACTTTCAGCGCACAATAAGAGTTATTGCAATTGTCGCGGCAATTACACACCATAATGTTAAAGCAACTTTCCCGTTGTTTGTTTGCATTTTGTTCCTAATATTGAATGCTAAGATAATTATATTATGTCTTGTTTAATTAACTGTCGGAGAGAGATGAGTTCTCTATGCACTGGAACCCCTAATTTGTCGGCCGTTTGCGAAGCACAAACGCCCGCTGAGTCAGTTCCAGACATGTCGATTACGCCACCTGCAGTTGACCTTAAGACAAGCACCAAACTATGTAATCATCCAGACTGTCGGATAAAACTCAGTCTACTTGACAAGGGTATCCCTTGTCAATGCACTCATCTATTTTGCGGAAAACATCGCTTTGCCGATAGAACCCGTGGCGAATATAGCCATAAATGTCCTGTCGATTATAAAAGCCGAAGTGAAGAACATCTTAAGAAGACCGTTGTTGATGTGAAAGGTGAAAAATTAACGCGCATTTAGATGCTAACAAAATTGAAATCCATAAGGTTATCTTATATTTTTAGTTAACAATCATAAAATGTATCAAATTCAAGGATTTTATTGCAGAATGCCTGATGACTACGACACAATATACATTCGTTATAAGTCTGAAGATGGTATTATACATGGTGTCAGAATCAATGATATACCAGACGAAGAACTTCATGATGAAGGCATGACATTATGGGATCATATTGAAGAGCATGGCAAAGATGGAACATATGTAAATCTTTTATCAACATTCGAAGTCATATTCAATGACCATATTGATGCAATTTTGCAGCTTCCTGAATACCCACCTCCACATGCATAAAATTGAATATGGCACGTATGCGTTTTTCACTAATGCAAATCATGGGGAATTGTCCGAAATTACCAGACAATTATGAAACATTAATTTATTCTCATACAAAATTTGCAAGATTGCCAGCTTTATCTAATATGCTTAAAAAATTAGATTGTTCAAGGTCACAACTAACAAGTTTACCAAAATTACCAAATAGTCTTGTAGAACTTATGTGTGATGAGACACCATTGAAATTTTTGCCAAAATTACCAGAGAATCTTACAACCCTCAAATGTTATTATACACCAATCACATATCTTCCAGAGTTACCAAGCAATCTGAAAGTGCTCAACTGCGAAAATACGCGAATAAAAATTTTACCAAAATTACCACAGAGTCTTATTCATCTTTTCTGCAGTAGTACAAAAATATTATGTTTGCCCGAGTTACCACTTAATCTTGAAGTACTTGCTTGTTCATATACACAAATAACATATTTACCTGAGTTACCAAATAATCTTGAATGTATCTATTGCACTAATACGCAAATAACAAGTTTACCAAAGTTACCAAATAATCTTAAGTGCATCTATTGTGATAATACACAACTAACAAGTTTACCAAATTTACCAAACAATATTGAAACAATTAGTTGCAATAATGCGCAAATAATATGTTTACCAAAAATACCAAAAAGTCTTACGTGGCTTTATTGTTCCAATACATATTTACGACAATTTCCAAAACTACCTGAAACTCTGTATATAAAATATAATAATACACCTTTAAGTATTCAATTTCCTCCCATATTAATATGGGAGGAAGAATATCCAAGATCTGCTACAGAACTGAATGAATATAGATATACTGTGCGAAACATTGCAAAATGCAAAAGACTTAGTCGGCATATTGCGGACGAATTAGCTGACGCTTGCTTACTTTGAAAAATACACCAAATATTGATATTCATAACCAATCATTATCATATCTACGATTTTTAGCATCTTAAATCCAGCCCTCTCCGCCATTTCGATTATCTTCGCAATAGGTGGCATGAACAAATGATGTTCCTGTACACGCACTGCACCATTTTTAAACTTAAATGTCTCTCTAAACACTGCAATATTGTTGTCTGTTGCATTCAATTCGAAATTACCATTATATGTAAAGCGGTCAAATGACACATCTGATTGTGTTATGCGCGATGTAACATATCGTTGTAATGAAAACGCAGGAAAAGGCGAGGCTGACTCCAATATTGGATCGAACTTATATTTGTTTACCAGATGCAAACATAACCCTCCACCAGGTCGTATCCATGTCGCTAAATTTTTAAACAATGCATCTTTGTTTTGTGCGTAATAAATCGTAAAATATGGTAAAAATGCATGGGAAAATGTGGCTGGTCCCCAATTTTCCCCCTTCATCATATCTGCTTCAATAAACTCCAAATCAGGGTATTTCGTTTTGGCTGCACTAATCATTGCAGGTGATGCATCCATACCTATACATTTGTATCCAGCTTGCACAAAAGCGTTTACATGATGCCCCGTTCCAGAACCAACAACTAGCACTTTAATATCTTCTTGATTTCCCTTTGATAGCATCTCGTCTTTGATGTTATCAACTTCAAATCGCGTTCGTTCTCCGCCTTGTATCAACTGGTCATACACTTTCGCATAAAACTCATCATATGGATTTTCAACAAATTTAGTACCTGGGCCAGGACCTGCACCAACTGCGCCTCCTGTCACAGATAATGGATTTTCAGTTGATGTTCCAGTAAATCCCTCAGCGGTAGTGACAACAGTTCGACTAAATGTAACTAATAACAAATAATGAATTGCTAATATACCAAATAATATTATTATGATATATTGTAAAGTTGACATTTTATAACTTCTAAATATTTAAGTTGATGGAATAACTAATGCACCAGGGTTTGGCCTACGAACTATAACCTTAAAAACAACATCAATCTGACGATTTACATTAATTACTTTACATACTGTTGTTCCAAGCGTTTTAAGAACTAATACTCGCAAATCATTTTCAATGTCAGCAGTTCCACCCCAAAGTGACCGTAGCACACTACCTGTGGTAGGGTCGGCAAATCTATTACGTATCACAAACATGTTAACATAGCCAGCTGCATTAGGTGTATCAATCACACTTCCAGATGCATCACGACTTGCTGTGCTAACAACATAATGCCCAGATGGGTCATTAATCCATGCATTAAACTCGGTCTGCAATTCTGATGTAATCGGTGTTTCCAAACCAGTTGCATCTGGAATATCATATCCTTGGAATATAACAGTATCGCCCGGAACTATTGCCGATGCAGGGAAATATGTGTCTGTAACTACATATATGTACATTGGTTGACCACTTGGGTCCGTTCCAGTAAACGCCGATAGACTTGGACCCAATACACCACCACTAATATCTTGCCCAAATGCCAGATAATCAATACCAAACACATCAGGTATTGTACTTAAGCGATCTCCATTTGACCTATCAACTTCGAATGTAAGCGTTTGTAGCGATGCAATAATTGGATCGAATACACGTTGACAATGATGATGCTTTGGTAACATTGTTAACCAACCACGATTATATATTGACATGTCTGGCATTGATGTTCCATCGTGTGTTACCACACCAAATGCCGTTGTTGATGATTGATTTGTTGCGAAGTTTTCAGCTGTATACGGCGCAAGTTGTAAGTTCAAATGTGGAAAACTTAATGCATTCATGTATTTAAATGTTGTTGTAGTATTACCAGATGCATCTAGTGGAGTTGTTTGCGTTACAACTGTATCAACTGCCTCATTTGGTATCAGCATTTTAACAAGTTCCAGTCGTATAACATCATTGAAACGATGTAAAACATTTGCATTAACGGGTCGTGTTGGATTATCGGCGCGCAAACAATCAATACCGCTTGCATCACAACTTACGGCATTTTTCGCGCGTGTTGCAGTCGTTTCGCTTGCATTACGAACGCCATTTGCTCCGTCGAAAATTACTGTGAAACGATACCGTGTTTCAGATGAACGATACCAATCGCGATCTAAACTTGATACAAATAGATTTTGTTCTACTTCGATGTAATGTGGTCCAACAGGTACACCTGCTGCAAGTGTTGGAATTGGTGGCGCGAGAAAATGTTGTTGCCGTATGATTTCTGGCGCTGGTGTTGGTTGCGCCGATGCAACGACTGGTATTTCACGTTTTCCATAAAAGAATTCAAGAGGTCTATCAGGTGGTGCTTCCATCGTTGTTGGACGGGTCACTGTAGCAGCTGCTGCACGCGCAGCTGTTGCAGCAGCCGTATCATTTGTTGCTGCTTCAGTTGCAGCGGCAAACATACCTAATGCACTTGCAAATCCGCGTGACTGGTCTTCGCGTTCTTTTTTGATTTTATTATAGTTTACCATAGCATCTGGTCCGCTTCTATCATCGATTTGTTGAAAAAGTGGAGCCGTTTCAGCAGGTGCTGCAGCGGGCTCTTCTCGTCTTGTAGCTTGAAGTCGTTCAAAGTCGCCTGTCACAGATGCACCACTACCTGTAGAAACTGATGGTAATTGTCGCCGTGTTTGTGGTACTGGTGCAGTATTTTTCGGCGGTGGTGGTGGTGTTGGTGCAGTCAATGGTCCAGACTCTTTCTCCACGAATTTTTTGAAACTACCTGCGGTTAGCTGCACAATATCTTTATTAATCTCACCAAGAGACAGTGTGGGATTTGCGTTTAACACTTGTTCTGCATGAAATAGCGCCATTTTCGTTAATCGTTCAGTTTTCTTGATATCGAAAACTATGCCGAATTTTGTATTGAAATAGTCTGAAATCTGCGAACAAATATGTTTTATGTTAGATGGATGCCGAATTGTTGCCGCTTGTGGATGACGAGACATTTACAGCAATTTAAGATTTCATCTTATAAAAATTAATATTCAATCGCGACGAACAGCAATGGCACCGCCCCATGTAAAATAAACATGTCGCATTTGATTTATCGTATCATCGTCCACAATATTTTTTGTAATGTCTTCAAATGTGCGACCTTCTAACATTGATGCAATGAAATACAAACTATAAATTCCACACTCGGAATTCTTTCTCTGATGACGTACAGTGTTTTCTTCCAATACAAATGAATTGTTTCCATTTAGTTTTTCTTGATTTTTAATTCGTTTCATAAGCGTTTTAATGCGGTTTGGTGCCTGATAACCATATGAATCCCAGTAGTATGCACCGGCTAATCTTGTGCTATTTCCGGCTAAATCAATGTAAAGCGCAACCCAATGTGACCCGCCTTCATCATGTTTATCCAAATTAAACACAATGCCAAACGCTGTTTTACCTTTTTCGCGAAGGTCGCGCTGAACATTCAATTGACATAACTCATTAACAACACATTCACCATTGTAAATACTGTCATATATCTTCTTATCAAAATCGATTGGTGATGGATAAATTGTTGTAAAATATGGATATGCCTCGGTTAATTGCATCAACATCTTATAAATGTTATCAGAATCAAGCCATTCCGTTGAATCCGTTTCCCATGATGCAGGTGCAGCTGGTCTGAATTGTTTTTTCAATTCGCTTCTAACTGCTGAAGAAACAAATGGTTGGTTAATCCAACAATATTCCGTTGTGCATCTGTCTTTTAACACTTCACGCATTGATTTCCACGTCTTGGTTGCATCATCCAATGGTATTAGCTTTTTACTGTGCGCTTTGTTCCAATCAGCTCCTAATTTGGCTATATTCGTTTCCGTTAAACACGATTCTGTGTTATCGATTTTCATTGGTTTTACTGATGGATGACACGAAGAACGCTCTTCCAAGTGAGGTGGCCTATATTTTTTTGTAGCTGATGCACTATTATTTGATAAAAAATTAAAAATACTTTTGCCGCCTCTTTGACGTCTCTTTTTGCGGGTCTGTGGCGGCATTTTATTCTATAGATACAATTTACATTTGCGACAATAGTATGTAGAGCGCTCACCTACAACGCTATAATCCCGTTCACGTTCATGTTTACATGTTTTGTGTATTATCTTTTCGCATTCTTGTATTTTTTCATCAATTATGCGTAATTCATATAAAATCGCATTTTTTTGCTGAAGTAATTCATTATAAGTTGCAATATCAGAACTTGACATGTGATACACTTATGATTTAGTCAACAAAAAGTTATCGTCAAAATTGAAGGCAACTTTTTGAGCCAAAAAACAACATCAAGAATGTCAGCATTATTGGGCAAAACTCATTTCCGAAACATGGACACGATGCGATTCCTTAAGTTTGTAGCAATTGTACCGCAAGGTGAAGAACATGTGCTTGAAAAATTTGGTAAATTCAATAAAGTTGTATCACCTGGCATTCAATTCTACTGGCCATTTATTCAACAAGTTGCTTACAAAGTTCCTCACAAAGAGTTATGTTTTCAAATTAATCCACAAAATGCAATTACTAAAGACAATGTTATGGTTACTATTGCAGGAACATTATATGTTAAATTTATAGACTCTTACAAAGCCTCGTATGGTGCAGATGAACCTAAAAGCGCAATTATTCAACACGCACAATCTTCAATGCGTGCACAAATCGGTTCAATGACACTTGATGATATATTTAGAGAACGGAACTCAATTAATTTATCTATTTATGAATCGATTAATAAAACGGCGGAAAAATGGGGTGCAATAGTCAGTCGTTTTGAATTAACTGAAGTCGCGCCAAGTGACAGAAGTGTTTCAGAATCATTGCATTTGCAAGCAACGGCTGAACGCAATAGACGAGCGACCGTTAAAGACGCAGAAGCTAAGAAGCAGGCTATGGAACTTGAAGCTGATGCATATAAATACCAAACTGAAATACGTGCAGCAGCAGACGCAACATCAATTCGGCTATTAGCTGAAGCAAATGCTGAAGCTGCAAACCTTAGGTCTGATGCAGAACGATACAACATTCAAGTTCTTGATGATATATTCACAAATAGCATTTCAAACGTGAATGAATATATGTTACAATGTAAATCAATCGATGCATGGAGAAATATTGCACGTGAATCATCAGTAGTTGTCGTGCCAGGTGATGCATCTGCACTTATTGGCGCAGCAACCGCTGCTCTGAAAAGTGCTGCATCTGTGATTCCATCCACACCAGACAAATTGGCTTAGAATCCATATGCTGGCACCCCAAACACTCCAACAGAACCAGTTCCAAACAATGGGTCAACCACAGGGTCTGTGTTTGGACTACCAATTGGCGCAGTAAATCCATCAATCACAAATGACATACGAGTTGGTGGTAATAAAGACAACACAATCAATAATGCTGTTAGAAATATAATTATGTTTCTGTTTTCTAATTTTTGTTGCTTGAACAACATGACTGCCAGAGCAATAACAATTACAAATCGCAGTAAACCATACATTTTTAATTTATTTGTAATATAAAAATGTCACATTTGGTATGTATTTCGGTGATTTTTGTATCAATTGCGCTGATACTATGGCTTCCGACGCTTATCATTCCAAAAACAGTTATTAAAACATACCCAAAATACAACAATTATTCTGGCGAGACAATCTCCACACAATCAATTGTAGCTGTTACAGTTGGTATTCCTCTTGTAATAATTGCAATATGGTCTCAATTTGTTAAAAAATATGACATAAATGCACTTATTACGATTTTATTAGGCTATTTAGTTGTATATTGTTTAACGATTCTGGTGGTTGAAATATTAAAAATTGTGGTTGGAAAACCGCGTCCAGCATTTGAAGATATATGTGAACCAGTGACAGAACTACCATGGACATTTGCATCATGTAGTTCACGCAACGCAGCAAATGCATTTCATTCATTTCCAAGCGCACATGTGGCTGCTGCATTTGTTGCTGTTGGATATTTAGGATATTTAACAAAAAGTGCGAGTTTAGCGTCTGCATTAGCAGCAGGTGGCTTAGTTGTTGCTTTTATGCGCATTTATGATTATTTACATGATTTTACGGACGTAAGTGTCGGTTTGGTAATTGGTGTACTGTCCGGTATTATTGGCGGTATATATTTTGAAATCAAGCCGTCTGTAGGCTTTCAATATAGGTAGTTACATATGCATCTGCTGATTCAACATATCCTCTTATTAAATCATTAATTTGTGATTGAATGCTGTCGTCAAAATCCGATTCACCAATATTTACATGTTTATTTACAGAATCATTTAATTCTTGAATAAACAGAATTTGTTGCTGAATCGTTGATGTTGATACTGGATGAACAAGCTGAATGTCAAACGTTATTTTATCATCGGCTCGCTCAATATTTGTGATGTTGAATGGAAACTTACTAAACACACAATCTTCTTGTTTAGTTGTTGCGAGTGGATGCCATAGAGCGGACATTTCTTGGTGCTATATATACATTGGAAGATTCACATCAATTTTTGCGGGTTCTCTTGCGCATTTTTTTTGAACGTTTACGTGTACCACCAACATACCTTTTTAAAGCCAATGCATCTCCAGCCGCAATTGCCAATGCTGAAAATGCTTCTGCAGATGCTTCTGCAGCTGTAGCAGCTTCTTCTGCTGCAATAACAATTAGTTCAATTACATTTGATGTTGATTTAGATAGTTTTTGACTTCTGCTTGACATATTTAGCAACGGATTGTCGTTGAAATCAAGCCGGCGAGGTGTAGGATAAACACGAGGAATTGTGTTGCTCATTGACAGTAGACAACCAAAATTAAACGCAAAGTGCTTAATTTCGGAACAGGTCGGTACAATAAAAACATATTGAAAAATGTCGCATACGCGACATTTTTCCTTTTGAATAAATTGGCCATGCCAATTTATTCTATTAATAGAACTAAATATGCCAGGCGGCGAATTAGCATTATCTGCATATGGTTCTCAAAATGTTGTTTTGAGTGGTAACCCACAAATAACATTTTTTACATCAGTTTTTACGCAATATAAGCATTTTTCATCGGAAACAATAACAGTACCATTTGATTCAGTTTCAACGCTATTTTTCGATAGAAGCACTATAATTCGGAAAATTTTGCCACGTAGTGGAGATTTAGTGTCTTCTTTATTTTTTCGAATACGTCTTCCGCCTATTTATTCAAAAGTATATGTTCCAACCGGCGGTGATGCTTTTCTTGATGCAATTCCATATGAATTCAAATGGGTCCC